CTTAATGACAAACTTGAAGCAACTATCTTTGGTAGTGCTGCTGCTTCTACCACTCAGCCTGGTGGTATGTTCAATGGTAAGACTCTTGCTGATGGTTCTGACTTTGCTAAGGTTTGTGCAATTGAGGCTGGTGTTGAAGATGCTAATGTTTATGGTGATATGAAGTATCTTCTTTCTACTGGTGCTAAGGCTGACCTCAGAGCAATGGCTAAATCAAGCAAGAATACTCAGCTTGTTTATGAGGCTGGTGCTGTTGATGGTGTTCCTGCACTCACTACTTCTAATGTAAAGACTGCTGGTGCTTACATCTATGGTGATTTCTCTAACCTTGCAGTTGGTTCTTGGGGAGACATTGATATCACTGTTGATGAATATACTCAGGCAGTTAATGGTTGTGTGCGTCTTGTAGTTAATGCCTACTTTGATGCTAAGGTTCTCCGCCCTGAAGCATTTGCATTTGGTAAGACCAGAGCCTAATTAATAAACCTAATAAAAACTATCAACTATGCTTATAGACTTATCAACAATTAAGAAACATTTAAACATTGATGCAGAATATACTGCTGATGATGAATATTTGATGTACTTGGAAAGTGTTGCTGAAGAAGTAGTTCAGAAGCATATTGATAGAACTTTTGAAGATATTATAGCAGAAGAAGGGGAAATCCCTCATCCCCTTCTTCATTCTATACTTCTTTTTGTTGGTAATATGTATGACAACCGTGAAAGTGTAGCATATAATCAGGTTGTTGAAGTCCCAAATTCTTTATCCTACATACTTTCCATGTATAGAGATTATAAAAACGCAAATATTTAATACTTATGAGAGCAGGATTACTTACAGAACCAATTGAAATATATGAAAAAGTACTGAGTACAAATTCATATGGTGAACAGACTGAAGAATGGGTACTTAAATATTCAACTAAGGCAAGGTTAATTCATGATGGTGGTAATAGAGTAATCCAAAATGATGAAGTTTTCTTTGCACATACCAAGACATTTCAAGTTAGGGATTATGTACCTGTAGGAGAATATGACAAGATAAAGTGGGATTCTAAATATTACAGGATTCTGAATATAGAACCAGAAAAAAGCATGATGAATAAAACTATTAAAACTGAACTGATAGATGATTAACACATTAAACATAGGAAAGTATATCTACTCTGTTCTGAATGATAGTGAAGATATCACATGTAAAGTTTATCCTCTTATTGCTGATAATGATGCTAAATATCCTTTCATAATCTATAGAAGGGTTAATCTTCAATCAGAAAGTTCTAAGGATGGTTATTATGAGGATAGTGTCTCCATTGAAATTACTGTTGTTTCTGACAAATATTCAGATAGTGTAGATATAGCAACAAAGATAAGAAATCTTCTTGAAAAACAGTCTGTCAATTATGATGATTTAGTGATAAATGATGCTACTTTATCATTGGCAACAGAAGAATACAGCAATAATGCATATGTGCAAAGATTGCAGTTTACATTCATAATAAATAAAAACTAAGACAAATATATAATATGGCAAGAGATAATAGTTATAAAATTATTAAGGGAAGGGATTTGATGCTCTTTAATAGTGAAGGACATGCATTTGCCTTTGCAACTAATCATACCTTCTCTATGACAGCAGAGACTTCTGATATCAGCACAAAAGACCATGGCCCTTGGGGAGCATCTGAAGTATCCAGATTCTCTTGGGAAATCACATCTGAGAACCTTTACACTTCTCATGATTATGATTCACTGTTTGATTTAATGATTGCAGGAGAACCTGTTCAAATCCGCTTTGGTTTAAAGGTTGAACCTGCTGAAAGTTCACAGAATCCAGCAGATGGCTCTTATACTCAGGATTATTGGGTATCTCAGGATTCATACTATAAGGGAAAAGCTTTGATTACTTCTCTTGTGGCTAATGCTAATAATGGTGATAATGCAACTTACTCACTTACTCTTACTGGTGTAGGTAGCATTTCCAAGCAGGCTCCACAGAATAGCGGTAATCCTGAATAATAAATTTTAACTTTAAAAGAAAGGCTTACTACAGCCTATTAAAACAGGGGCAGTAGAGCATTTTTAGTTTCTACTGCCCTTAATTTTACAACACAATAATCAAATAAAATTGAAATATTATGAAATTAAATATTAAAGATAAAGAGATTGAACTAAAGTATTCTATCAGAGCACTACTAATGTATGAGAATATGACAGATAAGACTTTCTCAACATCAACCTTGCTTACAGATATGGTAGTTTTTATGTATTGTGTAGTTATATCTTCAAGCAAGGATTATTCACTTAGTTTTGATGATTTCATTGACTTCCTTGATGAAAACCCTGATGCAATTCAAGAATTTGCTGAATGGTTAAAGAATAATGTAAATTCTAACAATAATTTCACAAAAAACTAATTTCAGGGGATAATGATAGTCCAGACTTATTGTTTCATTATCTTCTGAATCTAATAGTATTTCAATTCCGTGTGTGTAGTCTGGAATACTTCATGGATGAATGCAGTATATGGGAACTAAGTGAAATAGTAGAAAATATCCCATATCTAGATAGAAACTTATGGGAAACTTCAAGACTTAATGCCTATGTAGTTGCCCAAGTTAATTCAAGAAAGCACATAACACAGCAGGATATATGCAAATTCAAGTGGGAAGATGATAAAGAAAAACCACTTGATGAACATAACTATGAAATATCCAATGAAGATATAGAGAGATTAACAAAACTTTCTAAACAATTTGAGGAACATGGCAAAGAATAAACTAATATTTGATACAAGAGATTTAGAGACTCTCTCTGATGAAATGATTTCCAAGATTGATAGGGCTGTGGTTGCTGCTGCATTTAAGATTAGGGATGAAATTAGGGGTGAGTTTAGAAAATCAGCAAATCTTTATACTAACCATACTGAAAAATATGATGAACTAGCAGAAGGAATCATGGTTGGTAGATTAAATAACTCACAGATAAAGATTCATGCACTAGGTAGTAATGAAAAACCTAATACCTTCAAAACAAGATTCTTTGTAGGTGGTACTATATATAGAAAGAATAGTAAAGGAAATAAAGGCTTTATTAAGTCCAATAGTGCTGTAGATAATGGACTAACAAATGCAGAATCTATCCTAAATTCATTTATAAAAAACACTTTAGATAATTAGATATTATGGCAAATTTAACAGCAGTTATTGGTGCGGATACTAGTAAGTTTGTTAATGAAGTAAAAGAGGCTAGAAATATATTGGATAAGTTTGTAAGTGCTACTAATACTGCTTCTCAAACTGTCAATAGGAATACTTCTGCTACAAATGAACAGGTAAATGCATATAAGAGAGTAGTCAAGCAATTAGAAAAGGTTGCTTCTGGAAATATGTCCACTACTCAACAAACAAAAGCATTGGAATCTCAGGTAAGAGAACTTAAAATACAGTGGGCAAATCTATCTGATGAAGCCAAAAAGAGTGATTTTGGAAAGGCTATTAGCGGTTCTTTAAACTCTGCCTCTACCCAATTGAACACTCTAAAACAACAGTTAGAACAAGCTGGTGGTGCTGCAAAGAGTAGTAGTGAAAAAGCAGTTGGATTTGATGGAAGTCTGGTAGGTTTAGTAGGGGTAGCAAAGAAATTAGCCCCTGCCATTGGAACTGCTACTGCTGCACTTGGTTCATTTAAAGAGATTGTTGCTAGTTCTCAGACCACTAGTGATAGTTTCAACAATGCCCTATCAGCAGGCAAGAATGTAGTTAGAGAATTTGCCAGTGCCATTGCTACTTTTGACTTTTCTAGTTTTGCAGCAGGTCTAGATTCAATAATTAAGAAAGGATGGGATGCTGCTAATGCTATAGACCAGTTAGGAAATACTATCATGTCCTATAGTGTTAAATCCGCTAAGGCTAATCAAAAACTATCATCAGCCAGAGCAATCCTTTCTGACCCTAATTCAACTAAGGAACAGGTTGCACAGGCTAAGAAGGATATGAAAGATGCACTGGATGAACTAAAAGGTGCTGCCAGTGTAATGATGTCAGACTATGAAGATGCCCTTATTGCAGAAGTTAATGCAAGAGGTGGTAGTTTAAGTGGTGAAGGAGCACTTGCAATCCTAGATAAGTGGCTTGAGGTTGATACTTCAGCAAATAGAGAACAGATAAAGGCAGAAGCAAAGGCAGGTTATGATGCTTACATAGAAGAGTTAAAGGCATTACAAGGAAGACATACCACAAGTATAACAATGCCTACTTCATGGGGTGCTACAAGTATGTCTACAGTTAATAGAACCCCTGAATATGAGAAGGAATTATCAGATTTAAATAGTAAATATAAAGACCAGATTGCATATCATGTTCTTCTTGAAAAATATTCTGATGAAGAACTTAAGAAATTAGGTGAACAGAGAATTGCTATGATTAACATTAACGGACAGTTAGATTCATATGCCAATTCAATGAACAAAATTAACAATAGAACAACATCTGGCAGTGGTGGTTCTAATTCTTCAAGTGTAAATGCTCAGATAGGTTCAATTGCTGAAATTAAGAGAGCCATTTCAGAATCAGAGAAACTTAAAGAAGCAGCAGTAGTTGGTACTGATGAGTGGTGGAATCAGGTAAGAGCACTTGAAGCATTAAATGAACAACTAGCTGAAGCACAATCAAGAGAAAAGAGATTGACTTCTACTCCACTTGAAGCAATACCAACACTTAATCCTATTGTTGGGAAGGTTAAAGGCCCAGAGATGAAACTTGCAGGTAAATCTCCATTTGAAACCCAGATGGAGCAACTGGATGAGTGGAAAGAACACTACAAGAAGACAATGGAAGAAGTTGAAGGATATAGTAATATACTTGATAGTGTAAGTAATCTTTTCAGTGCACTTGGTAGTAATATGGATGATAATACACAGTCATGGATGCAATTTGGTGTATCAGTAGTTCAAACAGTTGCTAAGATAATTCCACAACTTCTTGCTTTAACAACAGCAAATGCAACAGAAGCAGGTTCAGCAGGTGCAGCAGCAGCAGCTGAGGCAGGTAAATCTGTAGCAAATATTCCTTATGTTGGACCATTTATGGCAGTTGCAGCAATTGCTTCTGTTATGGCTGAAATTATTACAATGTTTTCTTCAATGCCACACTTTGCTAATGGTGGTATAATTGGTGGCAGTTCATCAATAGGAGACTACAATATTGCCAGAGTAAATTCTGGTGAAATGATACTAAACGGCTCTCAGCAAAAGAGACTGTTTAACTTATTAGATGGTTCAGAATCAATGACTAGTTCAAAAGGTGGAGGACAGGTTGAATTTAAGATTAGAGGTACTGAACTCATTGGATGTATCAACAATACACAAAAGAAAAGAAACAAAGTTTAATTATGGGTATATATATAGGAAAATTCAAAGACATACATAACACTGAATATACAATTACAATAGATGCTCATATGATAAGTTCATCAGAGGAAGAAGAGATAACTTTTGGAGAAACACCGTGCGTTATCTCTTCTGAAAGTGATGGAATATTCTCACCAATCAAATCAAGAAGCTGTACAATAGATGTAGTTTCTAAGCATTGGATGTTTGATTTATACTCACCAACCGCAAAAGGAGTATCAGTTAGGGTTCAGAAAGGCTTAAATACAGTATTCTTTGGATATCTTACTCCTAATTCATACTCACAGTCATATACATACATAGATAATATATCACTTGAAGCAGTTGATGCAGTTAGTGTACTTAAGAATTTTGATTATGTTCCTATTACTGGAGAACCTTCTTATGAGAGTTTAATACAGATAATGAATACTCTTCTTAGAAATGCTGGTTATTCAGGTATGTTATATGTTCCAAACTCACTAACGGGGTTAAATGGAACAACAACTAATGTAATCAATAGTTTATTTCTTAGTGAGGGTAATTTCTTTGATGATGATGATGAACATTCTGCATGGAAACAGTATGAAGTACTTGAAGAGATACTTAGATTCCTTGGTTGGAGTTTAGTTCCTAATGGGGATGATGTTTATTGCTTGGATTATAGGTATATAGTTAAAACAAATTCTCCAACTTACTCTTCATATGAAATAGCAACAGGCACTCTTGCTAATGCAAGTGTTAGTTTAAGTAATACTTTAAATATATCTAAAGATACATATGCTGGTGGTGAGCCTTCACTATCTATGGATGAAGTATTCAATAAGATTGAAGTTTCTGATAATCTTTATGAAATTGAAGAAATTGCTCCTGATATTTTTGAAGATAATACTCATATCTCTATTACTGATGAAAAGAATATGGGTACTAATGCAGGTAAATGGACTACAACCACAGTAAAGAC